ATGAGATATTATGATATTGAGATAACCATTCCTGCTGAAGGCGCTTCTCCGGAAAGAACGATAAAATACAGTAGCCATAAGAACGGAGTTTACAACCCAGGCGCCCTGATGATTGAGTTTGATATCCTCAGGTACGGTGAATCGACTCCCCAGGGCGAGACTCACCTGACCATCTGGGGTATTGGCCCAAAAGAAATGCAGCAGGCTCGCCAGAATTTTTTTGGCAAAAAAATTAAAATATTCCTTGGGATGAAAGACGGGCTGCCATTGGCTGGCAAGGTTACCGCACCAAAACTGGTATTGGATGGCGTGATAAATCAGGTCTTTGGTAACTGGCAGGGTATTGAGTTACGACTTGACTTCATAATCGTGGTTGGTCCTGTCCAGAACGTGCCAAATAACAAACCCGTACCCCTTCCTTTAACCTTTGACTGGAAGGAGGGGCAGAAGCTTTCTGTAGCCCTCACGCAGTGTTTTATGAACATCAGAGGGTATACATTCAATATCAACATAAGCGACCGGCTAATCCTTAATCATTACCGGGGGCTGTTTTGTGATGACATTGTCACCCTGGCCAAGGACCTTAATGCTTTTTCACGTTCCAGAATTCGCGATAGCGGGTACTCTGGTGTAGAGATCGCAATAGTGAATGGTAATGAGATCCGGGTATGGGATAACGATTATGATAACCACCCGGATAAGACTTCTGTTTCCAGCGCCGTAGCCAGAAGCAACAGCCCAACCCAAATAGATTTCAAGGATTTGATAGGGCAGCCGACATGGGTGGCATTTAACACAATCAGCATGGCGTGCGTAATGCGCGGTGATATTCAGGTTGGCGATCACATCCTGATGCCTAAAAAAAGCACTCCGTTGATACAGGCCTCTTCGTACTCTCAGTATCGAGAAGACTCTGCCTTTACTGGCGACTTTATTGTGAACTCCGTTCGCCTGTTAGGGAATAGCAGGCAACCAACGGCAGAGGCATGGGTAACAATTATTGAGGCTTCCCCTTTCATTAAGGCAGGTAGTGCATGAGCATCGACAACAAGCTTAATTTTGCCTCAAGCATGAACAGGTTTACTGAAAGAAAGATTGAAAATGCGCTTCAAAAATCAGGGAAAGTTCTTCCGGCGAGCGTGGTTAAGCAAACTGGGAATATGATCACCGTCTCCTTCGAGCTAAGGGATATCCCATATGTTTTGCCGCAAGTGACTATCCCCTTATTTGGCCCTCAATATATTCGTTACCCTATGCAGCCGGGAGATAAGGGGATTGTTATCCCCGCAGATACTTACATTGGCGGCGTTAGCGGTCAGGGAGGCGGCATTGCAGATATGACTCCGCCAGCAAACTTAAGCGCCCTCGTTTTCTTGCCGATCAGTAATACCGAGTGGCAGGGTGTCGACGGACAGGTGGTGACGGTATACGGGCCGGAGGGTGTAACGCTGCGCGACAGTGGCAGCAACACGACGTTTCTCCTGAAGCCTGACAGCATCGCCATTTCCACACCTGACAGCTTCACCGTCACCGTTGGCGGGACAGTTTTCTCACTGACGGGTAGCAAATGGAGCCTTTCAGGCCAGGCTGGTCACCTGCAGGATTCAGTGGCCAGTACTAGCCCTGCAATCATGCACGCCGGGTGGCAGTCGCTTCTGACCTGGCTTAACAGCCATGAACATTCAAACGGCAACGATGGAAATGATACCGGGGGGCCGACTTCAACGTTTAACGGGAGTATCACCGAGTGAGAACCTATGGCCGAAACTCTGAGGGGAAGTGGGTCCTGGTGGAAACCGACGAAAATGGGTTTAATGACTTGGTGTATTTAACCACCCTGATCCAGAATCTGAAACTGGCGCCGCAGGAGTCACCCTTTTATGCGAACAACGGAATACCGGCCGCCGGGTCGGTGATCCAGCAAATCCTGCCGACGTATTACGTAAACCGTATTCAGAAACAGTTCAGCCAGTATTTTTCCTCGCTGCAGATTGCACTGATCAGCGACGACCCGCCTGTTTATAACATCTCGGCAATCACAAACGCAGGTTCAAAAATAATTACACAGGTGGCCGTATGAGCGATTTACCAGTCAGCTATACGTCAGCAGGCCCGGTTCCTCTGACGCCGGAAGAGCTAAGAGCACAGCTCGTTTCACAGGCAATTGCGTTATCTCCGGGACTCACCACGGATTTGCCTGGCTCTCTGATTGAAGACGTGGCCAGCACTGATGTCGGCGCACTTATCGTCTGCGATCAGGCGAGGGTTGACCTGATTAACTCGGTGGGGCCACTAAAGGCTAACCTGGCCATGCTGGAGCTTCTCGCACAGCAGGCTGGTATCCCTGGGCAGAAAACGGCTGGCACAACAACAGTTCCGGTTCAGTTTTCCGGCCCCGCGGGATTTGTTATCCCACAGGGGTTTATTGTTTCTGATGGGACCTATACCTATTCAGTCAGTGATGCGACGATAATCTCGTCGTCAGGAGTGTCTGCCAGCGTATCATGCGAGGGAACGGAGACCGGGACCTGGGCGGTGCCGGTAAATACAGTTAACCAGATAATCACCAGTCTACCGTCTGACGTCACCATTACCTGCACCAACCCGATCGCCGGCACTCCGGGTGCTGACCCGGAAACGAACTATCAGTTTCGTGATCGCGTATGGCAGGCGCAGATGGCCACCGTCCAGGGATATCCGGGATTTATCCGGCAATATCTCACCAGCCTTGATAACGTGCAGGCGCGCCTCGTTTCTGTCATTCAGGACGGGGATAAGTGGATAGTCATGTGCGCCGGCGGTGATATTTACGATATTGCTGGTGCGCTCTATAAGTCTGCGGGGGATATCAGCCGGCTGAAAGGGTGTTCACTGAATGTAACTGGGATCACGAATGCAAATCCTGGCGTCGTCAGCACAGACCTGACTCATGGTTACACTGACGGCCAGGTTATCAGGATCACTGGCGTGACCGGGATGACGGGCATTAATGACGTTCCTCTGACCGTGACGGTGCTGTCTCCTCACACTTTTTCCATCGGGATTGACACCACGTCATCCGGAACCTGGGGAGGCGGCGGCGAGGTGACACCGAACGTCAGAAACAATACCGTGACGGTGAATGACTGGCCTGATAACTACGTGATCCCGTTCGTGACGCCATTGCTGCAGCGGGTCACTGTGACGTATCAGTGGGGGACAGAAAGTGTTAACTACCTGACAGATGCCACGGTCGCCTCTCTGGTCTCGGCGCCTACGATTCAGTATGTGAACGGCATATTCGCCGGGAAACCGCTGAACGTTAACAACCTGAAAGACGCATTCTTACAGGCGATTAACTCGACAATCGACATGGGGCTGATCAGCACTCTAAACGTCGTGGTCACCATCAATGGTGTGATAACGCCACCGGATGCCGGGACGAATATCATCAGCGGCGATAAGTTCAGTTATTTTTATATCGCGTCGGATGGCGTGATCGTAACAGGGGCGTAGCATGCTGGACGATATCATCCGGTCGTATATGTATACGCAATACAACGACGATGACAATCTGCGGGCGTTTTTTACTGCGTATAACTCGATGGCGCAGGGCATTTATGACTGGATGGTTAATGCCAACCTGCCGATTTTCATCGGTGACTACAACACCGGAGATCAGCTCCGATGGATTGCCCATGGCATCTATGGCGTGTTGCCGCCGGTGATTTCCAGCAGCGATCAGCAGGAGATAGGCCCATATAACACCTTCGAATTTAACCAGCTGGCATTCAATGAGTACCGGGTGATTGACCAGTCAAACCAGGTTGTTGTCTCTGATGACCTTTTTAAGCGGATCATGACCTGGAATTTTTACAAGGGTGACGGCTTCTATTTCTCTATCCCATGGATAAAGCGGCGGATTCTGCGGTTCCTGTTGGGAGTGAATGGCACAGACATCCTCAACGACCAGCGATGGAGTATCTCGATCCAGTTTGTGGATGGTGGTATCGTGATTTCCATCTATAAGGGGCGTCGGAAGTTTACGCGGAGTGCTATCTACAACGCTTCTGCCTATAACTCCAGGAAGTACAACCAGAAGGACACGGCCTTTGTGATCACCGAGGATTTCGAGTTTGCCATATTCTTCAAGCAGGCCATGGATAGCGGTCTGCTGCACATGCCGTTCTATCAGTCCATTTCGGTGGAAATTATTGATTGAAGCACAATGACTGTGGTGTAGTATTTACCTCATCCACCACAGCATGGTAAAGATTAAAATGAAAACTTCAATTATGCTTGCTTTTTTATCAGTTTCGTTGTGCGCAGGAAGTTCTTTTGCAGCTTCTTTTGATTGTAATAAATCAAAAAATTTTGCCGAAAAAACAATTTGTTCTGACAAGAAATTATCAGAAGATGATGAGGTTCTTGCTAAGGTTTATAATCTTGCAAAGAAAGTTGCGCATAATAAAAATGGGTTCGATAGGCTGACAAAAGATTTATGGGACTCAAGGGATTTGTGCACCGACTACAAATGCATTAATGATTGGTATGATACTGTATTTGTTGCGTATGATTCTGTTATAAAAACAAATGCAAGCGATGAGGTTTTGAATAATATTCAGAAAAAATATGATGAGTCAATAACGCAGAAGCCAGCAATAAGCAACGGAGCTAAAAACAAAAAAGAAGCTAAAGATTATAGTTTATACGATTCAAAAGACAGAGCCGCGCCAGTTGAACATAACGCAATATTATACAAAGACACTCCAGAGGCATTCGAATTTATAGATACACTTGTTGGGTTTGTCAGACAAAGCTCTTACAAATGTGACTCTGTAAGTTCTTTCATACCCATGGTTTCATCTAATGGATTTACGCTCGCATGTAATAAATTCAGCTACAAATATGAAATTAAAAACAACGGCGGAAATGTCTCTGTTTCTGTAGATAATTAGCTCAAAGCCCACGCCAGTGGGATTTCATAAATAACACATTGATAACATCAAACCCGCTTCGGCGGGTTTTTTTATGCCTAAATCCGGAGGAGACATGGCACTAACACTTTTGGCTACAAACAACGCAGAAAGCACGCTGGCTTCTGCTATCAGCGCAACCGACACGTCGCTGATCGTTAGCGCAGGAACTGGTGCCGAGTTCCCTGATGCTGTGGCAGGCGAGAGCTATTTTAAGCTCACTCTCACCGATGCTGCCACCGGCTCACAGGTTGAGATCGTGAACGTGACAGCCAAGGCTGGGGACATCTTCACGATTGAACGCGCACAGGAAGGAACGATGGCGCGTGCATGGGCGGCCAACGATATGGTTGCCAATATGATGACGGCGGATACGCTGAACATTATCGCTCAATATGCCCAGCAGGCAGCTGCATCAGCAGCACAGGCAGAAGAGTACAAGAATGATGCCTCTGAATACGCACTGAATAAGTTCACATTCTTTAAAACGCCGAGCGATCCGGATGGCACAATTGCAGGACTCGCTGCCACTACTAACGGACAGTCTTTTCGCGTAGCGGAAGGCCCGGAAGCGACAGCAGCATTTAAAACCTACGAGAATCAGGATGGCGTGGCTGTGCTGCAGGCATCCCAACCCGGAACCTCAGCATTAACTGGGACCATCCGATACTACCCAAGTCTCTCGGCAGCGCAAAGCGATGCAAATGCAGGAAATATTTTAGCAAATGCAAAGTGCTGGGTGGATAACGAAGATGACGGAATGCTTGCCGACGAATACATCAATTTATCTGGCTCATTGGTTGCAACTGGCAGGCAGTCGGTATCAAAAAAATATATTTATGACATTATTCATAAAAACGATAGCCAGTATGTCATGGTTGTTATTGATAAAGACAATAACGTAAGGTTTGAAATTGATGTAAGCGGCTATTTTGAAACAGAAAATGTTTCTTTGAAAAATGGAAGCATTAAAAGCGGTGATATATCATTACGGATTGATGAAAACACAGATGGTTTTTTGGTGGTAGATTCTGATGGTAACGTTTTATTTGACTCTACCAACATAACTTCAAGTGGTGGGGGTACTGACCCGGGAGAGGTTACCGTAAACCTTCCTCCTCAAACATCTGCGTATAATGTTCTTTCAAAACTAAGATCTGCTCAGGATGATGTCTGCATTATCATTAATAGCGACTCCACTGGAATAGATCACGATACCGACCCATCAACTGGGGTTTTGTTTTACAAGTGGACCAGAAAGCTTGCTAACTTTTTAGCTGCTAATTATCCAGCGTATACTGTTAATTATTATACATGGTCTGGGACAGGCTATTCTTCTGCCACTCAAATTCAGGTAGGGACATCTGGTAAAACCCTATACTTCTATAATGCAGCTGTTGCAGGTACTCAGCCATTATATCTTATGGGTAATTATTTTCAGGCTGCATATGTGCCAAGGCAAGCTGATCTGATCATAATGAATCACGGGCATAATACTGACAGTAACGCACTTGTTTCCACTCATATGGGAATGGATTTGGCTGTAATGTATGCAATGCTTGAATGGCATCCAGCTGCAGGTGGGATGATCGTTTCGCAGAACCCACTTCGCGATAGCGAAAATGGAACAACAAGAAGTGACGGAGCGAGGCAGGCGGCAACAGCTGCCGGATTTAGTCTTATTGATGCCTTTCAGCTTTTTCAGAATGCGGGTAAGCCAAGTGGCTGGTATATGGATAACATTCATCCTAATGCCGTTGGAGATTCTCAGATTTTTGAAATAGTAAAAGATCTATTCGTGTGGCCAGCAGCTCCAGCTTTTAAATTGCAGGGTTTTGTTAATTCTGGGAACCTGCTAAAGAATGGCGATTTTTCTACATGGACTGACACAAGCCAGCCTCCTGACAACTGGTCAGTAACCGGTTGTACAGCCTCAAAAGACACTACTAATTTTGAGAGTGGATCATGGGGTTTGCTTCTTACCCAGACAGGTACGATTGAGACTTATGCAAGTCAAACGCTATCGGCAGATCTTGTTAAACGTCTGAGAGGGAAAACAGTAGCTCTTTCATGTCGTGTTTTTATCCCGACATCATCTACCAGGGCTAACTGCGGGGGGGTTCAAATACCAGAAGTATCAAATACTCGTACTTATGGAGGTTCTTCCGGTGGTCGCGGTGGGTTTGTTTGGAAAACAACCCTTGTAACTATTCCAGCTACAGCGACAGCAATTACAGTTCGAGCCGTTCTTGATACTGCCGGGGGTGTGGCAGGAAACTGGTGTACTTTTGACCGGTTAGTTTTAACATCTGGCTTTATCCCGCAAGACTCCTATTAAGGTAAGGAATAAATATGGGCGTAGTAATTGAATCTCCGGCATCTAATGGCTGGAAAACAGCAAGCAGAATAGAAGTTCCATTTGATGCGGCATGGGAGGGATTCTTTTCTTTTGGCGTCGATGCAAAGACATCTATAAGAAATCTTATTGCAGGGAAAACCGCACTTTCAGCTGTTGGAGCTATTGTCTACGGAGATAACTACGTTGATCTCACGGGTGCGCAAACTGCTTATTTCCTGACTGATATTATAAACAGCTCTGATATGACAGTAATGGCTACCGCAATGCCACTGGAAGAAAAAGGGATCGCGATAGCATCGAACTATCAATCTACAAGGGCTGACGCCACTGGATTATGCATTGGCACCAGTCTTGTATTCGATGTTGGATCAAACCCTTCAGATGGTAATGTAATAACGCGATTCAACCATGCGACGCTTGTAAGTGGGGTGTCAACCGGAGCCGCTGCAGAAACGTCGGTTGCCAGCCCCATAAATGAATGGTATCTGGTCGCCGGTCGTTGTCAGAACTCGAACAGGGTTAGAAATGTTTATAACCTTACAGCAGGAACGTCTGGCACTAATACCCCTCAATTAAACCCTGTTGATATTGGCGGCCCGATGCGGATTGGTTCTGCATACAACAGCCAATTTCCAGGGAAGGTAAGGTTATGCGAACTTGCTATTTTTAGTGAATCACTATCTGATGCTAAATTTGCGGCCTTAACTCAATTTATGCGGCAAAGGGCTTTAACCAAGGGTATTGCTGTTTAATATATCTATGAATATATAATATCAACATCACATAATCGGTATTAATATGACTCTAAAGCTATTAGCCAATAATAACGCAAAGAGTGTTCTCGCCGCGGGTATTAGCGCGTCCGCTACCGTTATTACCGTGGGTGCTGGGGCGGGGGCTTTATTCCCTTCCCCAGTATCTGGGCAGAGTTATTTCAAGTTAACGATAACCGACGCGGCCACGAAAACAATTTCTGAAATTATGCACGTTACGTCTGTATCCGGTGACGTGATGACAGTAATTCGTGGTCAGGAAGGAACTACGGCGCGCGTATGGTCAACGAATGACATTGTCGCGAATTTAATGACCGCCGGGTCATTATTATCTTTCCTGCAGATCAGCAATAACCTGTCAGAAATTAAAGATGCCGGTGAGGATGCGATAAATGAAGCCCGTTATAACCTCGGAATATCTGATTCCTCTGGTTTTGTCGGGCGTTCACTTGGCGCTCCAAAAGCGTTCTATGCAAACGGCACCTATACGCGATCTCCTCTGGCCCGTTATGCAAAAGTAACGTTGGTCGGAGGTGGCGGCGGCGGTGGCGGGTGCCAGGCATCTAATAACACCGAAACCTTCTCCGGTGCTGGCGGCGGCGCGGGCGCGACCATTATCGTATGGGTTGACCTGTCTGCTGCCAGTTCTTATGCGATTACTGTCGGCAAGGGTGGTAAGGGCGGAGTTGGCGCAGTAAGTGGTGCGGATGGTGGGGCCACCTCGTTTGCCAGCCTGTTCTCAGCTCCTGGCGGGAAAGGAGGAGTGAAGTCAGGCTTGACCAATACCGCCGGCGGCGCCGGAGGTACGGCGGCGACCGGAGATATCAGGATCAACGGTGGTACCGGCTCAGATGGACAGACAGGCTCAAGCCTTCTGACGGGCAACGGCGGGGCGTCGTATTTTGGCGGCGGTGGCCGGGCGGGTTCTCAGGCCGGTATTGCTGGCGCAGCTCCCGGATCCGGTGGTGGTGGCGCGTATGACCTTGGGTTTACCGGTACGGCATTTACCGGTGGTGATGGTGCTACTGGCATGGCGATCGTGGAAGAATTCGCGTAATGGCTTACACTCCTGCACGACCATCGATGTAATCAGCCCACCACTGCATCATTTCTCTGCGCTTATCGAGATACTGCGCATGGTTGTAAATACCGCGCACAGATCCGCCGTTGGCATGTGCCAGTTGCACTTCAATAGCGTCAGCAGGCCATTCGTGCTCGTTCATAATTGTGCTGAATTCATGCCTGAATCCGTGACCGCTTTCCAGACCCTCATAGCCGATTTGTTTGATCACAAGCAATACCGCGTTCTCGCAGATTGGCTTCTTCTTATCGTTGCGACCGGCAAAAACAAACTCTGATACTGGTTTAGTGATTGAGCTTAGCGTAGTGAGAAGTTCAACCACCTGGTCTGACATAGGAACCACATGAATTTTGCGACCCTTCATCACACTGGCGTCGATGGTGATAATCCTGTTTTCAAAATCGACGTTCTTCCATTGCATGGAACGAAGCTCTTTCGTTCTTAGGGCTGTATAGCGTAAAACCTTGGTCGCAATGAGCGATACGATGCTTCCTGAAAATGTTGCCAGTGCTTTGTTAAATGCCGGGATCTGGTCTGCAGGAAGAAACGGGAAGTTTTTCTTGCGGTATCCCTTCATGGCGTCAGCAAGGTCAGGTGCCGGGTTATATTTAGCCCTACCAGTGACAATAGCGTAACGGAAAACCTCGCCACATCTTCTGCGGGCTTTGTTGGCTCGCTCCATTGCACCGCGATCTTCAAATCTGCGGATTACTTCCAGCAGTTGCATCGGCTCAATATCCAGAATCTCGAGACCGCCGATGATGGGTAAAATGTCGTCATCAAACATTTTGGCAAGTTCAGTCGCATACCCTACAGACCACACTTGCTTCTTGTGCTCGTACCATTCCTTGTAAATGGCACTAAAGGAGTTGTTGTTAGACGAAGCCTTTTTCGCTTTTACCGGATCTATGCCAACCGAGATGTCTTTCCTCGCAGTCCATGCTTTATCCCTTGCCTCCTGCAAAGTCATAAGCGGATATTTTCCGACAGTCAGGATTTTCTCCTTACCGTCAATCTTGTAGCGAAGCTGCCATACCTTTTTCCCTGACACAGGGACATAAAGGTACAGGCCATTACCATCGAGAAGGCGGTATGGTTTTTCTTTCGGCTTTGCTGCTTCAATCTGCTTAACGGTGAGCATGGGTAAAAATCCGGTGGGTAAAATTATTTTATCCACTTTTTACCCGTCATGGAGTGCGGCTGTCAACGATCTGACGCGAACCATTACGAACTGTGAATCTATGGAAGGCTTGCTATTCAGGGGATTTTGCGGACTGGTACGGATGGGAGCGAACTGATAAATGGTGTCCCCTGCAGGAATCGAACCTGCAATTAGCCCTTAGGAGGGGCTCGTTATATCCATTTAACTAAGAGGACAATGCGGCATGAGTATACCCGCTAATGGAGTGCGGGGTAAGTACGCTGCCGCTCGATTGCTTAAACCCTCGCCATTTATGCCGGGTTTTTATAATTTTTCTTAATGTTTTCCGCACGTTCTGCTTTTTGGCGTGCTTCTGCTTTACGCTTATTGCTCATGTCGTTACGAATCTGTGCATGACTCATTAACGCGAAGATAAAGGTGCCGCCGCAGATGTTCCCCGCTAAAGTAGGTAGTGCGAAGGGCCAGATGAAATCGCTCCAGTGCAGCGTACCGTTAAACACCAGATAGAGGATTTCAACAGAACCGACCACGATATGGGTGGTGTCACCCAGGGCAATAAGCCAGGTCATCAATATAATCACCACAATCTTTGCCGCACCCGCTGCAGGAAACATCCAAACCATAGTGGCGATCAGCCAGCCGGAAATGATCGCGTTGGCAAACATCTCGCTGGGGGTGTTCTTCATCACATCCATGCCGATTTTGACAAATGCATCGCGAGTTTCTTCATTGAAGATAGGCATATATTCAAATGCCCACGCCGCAATACCTGTCCCGAGAATATTACCCAGCAGCACGACGCCCCATAACCGTATAAGTAAGCCGACGTTGCTCATTGTCGGTTTTTGCATGACGGGTAGTACCGCAGTCACGGTATTTTCGGTAAATAATTGCTGGCGGGCCATAATGACGATAATAAAACCAAAGGTATAACCGAGATTCTCCAGCAAGAAGCTGCCCGGCACACCTTCCAGTTCGACTTGAAATATCCCTTTTGCCAGTAACGAAGCGCCCATCGACAGACCCGCCGCAATGGCTGACCACAGTAGCGCCATTGCGTCGCGTTCCAGCTCTTTTTCACCATCCTGGCGGATATGCTCATGAATTGCCATCGCCCGGGAGGGGAGTCGGTCTTCATCTATTTCTATTTTTTTGCCGCGCTCTTTTTCTTCGCTCTCAACTTCAATTTCGTCGCTGTGTTGATCAATTTTGTCGTTGTCCAT